CCTACTATTACTTCTGGTAAAAGCACGAAAGTCATTATAGTTTCAACCCCACATGGTATGAATCATTTCTACCGTATGTGGCATGATGCAGAAAGAGGGAAGAATGAATATATTCCTACTGATGTTCATTGGTCAGCAGTTCCAGGGAGAGATGCTGAGTGGAAGAAGCAAACTATTGCTAATACATCTGAACAACAATGGAAAATTGAGTTTGAATGTGAATTCTTAGGATCTGTTGATACTTTGATTGCTCCCAGTAAATTAAGAACTCTTGTTTATGATCAACCTATTACAAGAAGTGGTGGGTTGGATATGTATGAACCACCACAAGATAAACATGATTATATTATTACAGTTGATGTTGCTAGAGGAGTAGTAAAAGATTATTCAGCATTCGTGGTAGTGGATATTACTACTTTCCCACATAGAATAGTTGCAAAATATAGGAATAATGAAATTAAACCTATGTTATTTCCTAATATCATATATGAAGTAGCTACCAAGTATAATAGTGCATTTGTCTTATGTGAAGTAAATGATGTAGGAGATCAAGTAGCAGCAATTTTAAATTATGATATGGAATATAGCAATCTTCTTCAAAGTTCTATGAGAGGAAGAGCTGGTCAAGTAATTGGACAGGGATTTTCTGGAAAGAAAACTCAATTAGGAGTGAAAATGTCCAAAACTGTTAAAAAGGTTGGCGCTCTTAATTTAAAAACTATGATAGAAGAAGATAAGCTTATTTTTAGTGATTATGAGATATTAAGTGAGTTAACTACTTTTATTCAAAAACACAATTCTTTTGAAGCAGAGGAAGGGTGTAATGATGATCTTGCTATGTGTCTTGTCATATATGCATGGTTAGTTGCTCAAGACTATTTTAAAGAACTTACTGATCAGGATGTTAGAAAAAGAATTTACGATGAACAGAAAAATCAGATAGAACAAGACATGGCTCCATTTGGGTTTATTTCTGATGGTTTGGATGATACTAGCTTTGTAGATGAAGATGGAGATAGATGGTATATTGACCAAGATGGTATTCAAGGATTGGCGCGTTTAAAGGAGGGTCCAGGGAGTTGGAATGTAGACGAGTATGGTGATAGGTCTTACATGTGGGATTACATGTAAATAGGTAAAACAATAAATAATTCTTAGAGAAACTGAGACCTTTCGGAGACACAAGACATGGCGACTCCACAATTATCTCCTGGTGTAATAGTCAGAGAGATTGATTTAACTGCTGGAAGAGTACAAAATGTTGTAGATACTGTTGGTGCAATTGCAGGACCTTTTTCAATTGGACCTGTTGAAGGAACCCCAACTAGAATTACTACACAACAAGAGTATATTGATACTTTTGGTAAGCCACTTTCCACAGATAGACAATATGAGTATTGGATGAGTGGTGCGGAGTACCTTTCTTATGGAGGTGTTCTTTCGGTTGTTAGAGTTGATGGAACTACTCTTAACAACGCTAATGCTGGAACAGATGAAGCATCTTCTGATTCCTTCAAAGTTAAAAACTTCGATGACTATGAAGCTAATTATAAAGATACAACAGAAGTCTTATGGACTGCTAGAAATCCAGGAAGTTGGGCAAATAAATTAAAAGTTTGTGTTATTGATGGAAATGCTGACCAAATAATTGGTATTTCTTATACTAACCCAGTCGGTGCAGGATTCACTGTTGGTTATGGTGTAACCACAGGAATTAGTACTTCTATAGCAGGAGATGGTACAACATCTTCCTTCGATGGGTATCTCAAAGGTATTATCACTGGTGTTACTACTGATGCAGTTGATGCAAATAGCACCATAGATGTTAAGATAGTTGCTAGGGTCTCTACAGCAAGTACACAATATAATGATACTTTAGAAACAACAATGACGCAGATTGCTCCTGTTGGTGCAACTGCTATACCTGTTGTAAATCTAACTGGAATCAGTACCCTTGATACTTTAACTCTTACTCATGCTGCTGATACTCCAATTAATAATCTTACCATTACTGCAGTTGGTTCTACTACAGTAACTATTGGTAGTGGTAGTACATTAGCTACATCAATTGCTGCTGGTGCTGCTGTTACATTCAGTAGATTGGTAACAATTGGTGGTACTACAACCAATGTAGATTACACTGAAAATCTAAGAGAAGCATCATTTACAGCTTCTGATACAATCTATATCTCCAATACAGTTGATGGAAGTGATAATCCAGTTAATTCTGCAAGCAGTGCAGTAAGAAGTGTTACAGATTGGTATGATCAACAAACTTTAGGTCTTACTAATTCCACTGTTTATTGGAAGTCTATTGCACCTAAACCTACTACTAGTAACTATGTTTCTTCTAGAAATGGTAGATTTGACGCAATACATGTTGCTATAGTAGATGATACTGGTGAAGTAACAGGTATTGAGGGTAATATTCTAGAGAAATGGGTAGGTCTTTCCAAGGCAGATGATGCTATTCTAGATGGATCTTCTCCAACTAAGTCTTACTATAAGACCTATATTCAAAATAATTCTGCTTATGTATATGCAGGATATAATCCATCTAATGCACATGATGCCACATGGAATACTACACCAAGAGCTCTTGGATTCTCAACTCAGTTCCAGGCAAATACATTTGCTCAAGGTTTATGGGGACAAGAGGCACAAGGCATAACATTTAGTGGATTAGGAAATATTTCCTATACATTATTGGGTGGTGTTGATTATTCTGCTCAAGGTGGAATGAGTGCTACTCTTGCCAATCTCAAGACTGGTTATGAGTTATTTGATAATAAGGATGAAACTACAGTAGATTATCTCATCATGGGTCCAAGTGGAGGTAGTGAACTAGAATCTCAAGCAAAAGCAAATCTCTTGATTTCTATTGCTAATAGTAGAAAGGATTGTATTGCAGTTGTTTCTCCTCATAGAGAACATCTTGTTGGTGTTACTAATGCAACCACTCAGACAAATAATATTCTGAAGTACTATAGTTCTGTTAGTTCTTCCTCTTATGCAATCTTTGATAGTGGTTATAAGTATACCTATGATAGATTTAATAATGAATTTAGGTATCTCCCATGTAACGCAGACGTTGCTGGACTATGTGTAAGGACATCTATTAATTCCTTCCCATGGTTCTCGCCTGCAGGTGCAAGAAGAGGTATTCTTAACAATGCTGTTAAACTTGCATATAATCCTAATAAGGATCAGAGAGATCTACTTTATGATGCTAGAATTAACCCAATCTCTAATATTAAGGGATCTGGTATTCAACTCTTTGGTGATAAGACAGGTCTTTCTTACCCATCTGCTTTCGATAGAATCAATGTTAGAAGACTATTCCTTACTGTGGAGCAAGCACTTGAAGGTGCTGCAAATGCTCAACTCTTCGAAATCAATGACGAAGACACCAGAGAGAACTTTACTAACATTGTCACCCCATATTTGAGAGATATTCAATCAAATAGAGGTATTGAAAACTTTAAAGTAATTTGTGATGAAAGTAATAACACTCCTGATGTGGTAGATAATAATGAATTTAGAGCTGATATATTCATTCAGCCTGCTAAATCTATTAACTATGTCACTCTGACATTCGTTGCCACTAGAACAGGCATTAGTTTTGCTGAGTCAGTTTGATCCCATTTCTTAAATAAATTCAGGAGGACTTAAAAAAAATGGCAAGCATTAACACAAAAACAATCTCAGAGTTTAAGACTAAATTATCAGGAGGAGGCGCAAGGCCTAATCTATTTGAGGTTGTAATTCCATCTTTCCCATCTGGCGTTAATGATGCTTGGGATCAGGAAGAACAAAGAGATTTTAAATTTCTTTGCAAAGCAGCTCAATTGCCTGGATCTACTGTTCCAGCAATTAGTGTTCCTTTTAGAGGTAGAATTCTTAAAGTAGCAGGAGACAGAACCTTTGATGATTGGACTATAACAGTCATTAATGATGAAAGTTTCAATCTCAGGACTGCTTTTGAGACATGGATGAATGGTATCAGTAAATTAGATGATGGAACAGGAATTGTAAATCCAAATTCTTATATGACTGATGCTATGGTAAGGCAACTAGGTAGAAGTAGTACTGCTGGATCTCTTGATAATAATGGGGGATTAGGTCAAGAAAACGTAGTATTAAGAACTTATAACTTCTTTGATATTTTCCCTACAGAAGTTAGTGCTATAGATCTGAGTTATGATACTTCAGATACTATTGAGGAGTTTACTGTAACATTCGCAGTTCAATACTATGCAATTGGACTTAA